AACATATATACAAATGTAGAAAAAAAATAGTTCCCAGAAAAACAAAAAAAAAGAGCCGCATCTTTATGCAGCTCAATTTCCCCCTCTAACGGGAACCTAACAAACAAAAAAAAACTATTATCAATCAAATTCAAAAATATCAGTGAAACGCTGCTTTGTGCAGCTTTCTATATTCAAGACTACTCCATATGGAACGTCCAAGTATATTGTATTATTTTTTAAGCTATTCACTATCTCTCTTACAGTACAAGGATATCTCTTAGCCTCATCCATAATGGCCTGCATTGGCCCGTCTTTAAGTCTTTCAAATAAGTTTCTCATATTATTATTTTTTCTCATTTAAATACGTGATTACTTTAACTTCTTGTGTTCTTATATAACTTGTCCAGTCCTCTTGGGTATTATATTCCATTTCTTCCCATTCTGTTTCAGAGAAACAAAAAATGTGATATTCCGTAACAAAACTGTCTTCTGTTTGTCTTAAAATAAACGACAATGTGCTTTTGTCTTCTATTATTTCAAATCTATTTTCATTCTTTTTCATGTCTTTTTTTTTTTAGTTTACTTAATAGGAACTAAACTATTGTACGTGCATCCCTCTACGTCAGTATATACGTTGTGTTTTATTGTATAGTTTTCTTTTAGTCTAGTTTGTTCAGTTATGTATATAAGTACAAAGACCTGTTCTGTAAAGTATTCTCTATACTTTTTTAGATATCTGCTGTCTGGTTTTAATTGATGATAGCAATAAAGTGATTCCATCATTGATATCATTGATTCTAATTGGCGCTTGTCTTCTGGTGTCTGGATTATATCTTTCATTATTGTTTGTTTTTAGTTGTTAATCAATTATAATTCAAATATACAACGGCTCACAATACTACGCAATACCCAAAAGTGGTAATTATCATATATTTATTTTTTTAATATGAAATTTTTTTTTTTAAATAATTTTTTTTTTTAAAAATAAATTTTTTTTTTTTTTTTTTTTTTTATTTTAGATTAAATTTTAATATAAAAATGAAAAAAAGTGAAATAATAAATGCTATGATGTTGGAATTTCTCGATGCTATCGACCAACAACTTAATGCAATGCACAAAGGCTCCACAGACCTCGATGAGCTTATCCAAAACATTGGAACCTACAACAGCCCAAAGGGAAAGAGATACGAAATAATGGTCTTGGCATTGGATTCTGACCTTTCCAAACAGTTTAATTTAGATACTGATGGCCAAGAAGAGGCGTAAGAGAAACCGAGGCTATGACATGATGAAACGTCACCTAAATCTCACTGATGACGACTTCGCAGGTGTCTACGGATATGCGTCAGGAGATTCATGGACTGGCGCAAGAGCTTCCAACAGCGATTACGATCAAGACACTATCTTCCTCATCTACCAAATCATCGCTCCGAAAATTCAGGAGAAGATCTACGACCAACTGCTCGGTGGAAAGCTGTAGTTTTGCCCAAAGGGAATTTTGCCCAAAGGGAATTTTGCCCAGAGGGGTTTTGCCCAATGGGACTTTCATTTTTGATACATTACCGATTTGCCAGGCCCTGGGCATGGCCCGTCCAGGCCTCGACCATCCATAGATAGTGTCACATTGACAATAAGTACATAGTGTCAGATCTACACTAAGTAAGGGCCATACATATTACATTTTTTTATAATATGTTCAGCTGTATACATAGTGTCATATATACACTAACTATATGTACTTACATATAATGATAATTTATAATATGTTATTTGGATAACTACATATTAAAGATTTTTGTCATATAATACATATTAAGTTTTTTCATAATATGTTATTTGGTCTATTCATAACCTTGCAAAGCTTATACAAATAATTGAATAAAGCAAGTTTTTTTCATACTTTATTTTGCGTCCCGTTTAAGGCCTTTTTTAAGCCCTCTGAGAGCATTTGACCTATTTTTGATACTACCATACCAACCAGGCCGAGATCGGCCGTTAGAAACAAATTAAAGTTTTTCATATATGTACCCTCCTGGATCATAGATCCTTACATATTACGAAAAATTTTATATGTTAAAATTTGGGAAAAAATTTGGATATGTGGATAATTTGCTGTTATCTTTGTATTGTCAATATCGACAAACAAACAATTAAAAATTTATACCATGATGTTCACCTCATTAGAAAAGTATCTTCAAAAATTAGAATCTGTCAACTTTATAACAGCCAAAGATAATAAGATGATATCCGACGACGGATATATATTCTGGATATGCACAGAGTTCCAGTCCTATAAAATAGAAGACTTTCCCGTGCAATGTATTTTGAGAGTAAAGAAAGGCAACAAACATATTTTTTCATACGGTGCCGCAAACAACGAGGATAATGCAAAGATTTGTACGTGGTTTCTTTCAAGATATTACAAGCTTGAAAGTGACAACTTACGGGCCGAAATGAATCAACAGAATGTTGACAGAAGTAATTTCGAAGAAAAATATCTGATTTAAATTTGCATAAGTCCCGAAAGCCGATTATCTTTACACCATTAACAAACAAACAAAAAATTACTACTATGAAAGCTTTAAAAATTACGCTCATTTCGCTTGTTACATTATCTTTATTTGCATGCTTTATGTTTGCAGCTTTTAACTTCATTGGCCCATCATATTTGCCTTATTAATTAACCAATAAACTAATAAACATGAAAAGAGAATATACATACATTGACAATAACATTGTACATGTTATCCAGCTTAAGAAAGGCCAGAACAAGAAGTTAGGCGTTGATCGATTAATGGTCCAGACGTATCATTTCGATATTGACCAGGTCAAAAATATAGACCTGACCCTGGACGCCAGCAATTGCCTTGATTGTCCTTTTTCATTCTCAAATAATGAGCCAGGGAAATCCAGTTGCTATACGCACAAAGGCCTTCAGGGCTTGGGCCTTCGCTCAATGCTTAAGCGATTAAACAAATTGCTTCCTGACCTTCAGCCGTTTGACCAAGGCAAGTTTAATTTATTTGTGGCCTATTGCGCTGGCCAGGAAATTGAGCTGGTGCGCTTCGGTGCATACGGTGAGCCCGTACTACTTCGCTTTAGTTGTGTTCAAAGCCTGGCCAAACTGGGCCGCAATTACACGGGCTACACGCATCAGTGGAACAAGCCACAGTACCAGCACTTCGGCCAGTACTTTATGGCTTCGATACACAACGGGTTTGAGCAAGCTATCGCCAATGATATGAACTGGCGGTGCTTCATTACTACAGAAACGGCAAACGCCATAAACTGTCCAGCCAGCAAGGAGGCTGGCTACAAGTCCGTTTGCAGCAAATGTGCCCTTTGTAGCGGCACAGCTGGCAAGGGAACTAAAGACATATTCATTAATCAACATTAAACATTATAGATATGTATAATATACCAATTGAACACGCGCGGTTAATCGATCAAATGTATAACGATCATGTACTTGATTTCGAGGATATCGAGCCCGCAGAGGTTGAGGAACGGGAACGGCCTGAAAGATAGGCCGAGCGTTTCACTCTCAAGGCCTCCAGTTGCTGCGTTATTTGCCCTCTAAGCGTCGATCTCTACAGCCCTGGGGTTATACCCTACAAACGGCCCCGGACCTCTTAGAACGGATCTGAGGGGGCCCCAGGCCTGGGCTGCCGCCCAGCCTTTTACCCTCCTTTTCTACCGACAAAACTTCATTGTTAAATTTACTTACTCAGGGTTGTTTAGGGTGGATTAGACGTGCTTTTTTTTGTATTGATACTTAGACCTTAGTGAGGTATTTTGGATTAGTATGCGTTGATGTGATAAGCCTTGGCGGTGTGTATAACTACTTGTGAGACAGAACGTTAAGTTTTCTTAATTTTGCATTATATAGACCTCCGCGCCCTTTCGGGCTTGGAAAGTTTTGGACTTTATAATAGGATTTATGAACATAGACTTATGCGAATAAAGACTATGTAGATAAGTAAAAAAAACTTTTTATAAGTCCTAACGAAATAGTTTCAAAAATAGTTCCCGATGATGTAATTTTTTTTTAAAAAAAATGTATTTTGGGGAATTATTTTGGGGGTGTTATTGTTGTTGATAGTGTTCCTTAAGAAAAAAGTTTCTGAAAATGGGATTTATTAATTTGGAATTTGGAAATTCTGTATTTTTTTTGTTAAGAAAATTTAAATAATATGAAAGATAATGAGGATCATGAGGAGATGGCTGACATGGCTCCTAATAAGGCGAAGATGGGTACACGTCAGAGTAGGTGGCAGGAGCGCATTGATGCTGTTCATCCGAGGGAGAAGTTAATGGAGATGGCTAAGAAGAGTGGTTTATTTGAGGTTGGTGATGCGGAGTATTCTATAGAGAAGGGTATTCGCACTGCGAGGCGTAAGAGTATGATGCGTAGGATGGAAGACTTGAAGTATACCAAGGAGGAAGTTCGTGAGATGTTTGCGACCATTTCTGCGATGACTGAGGAGGAGATTGATTATTTGTTGGGTGATCCCAATGCGAGTGTTTTGGAGAAGGTGTTGGCTCGGACGTATAAAGAGGCTATCATATATGGTTCTTATAAGCGTATTCGTGATATTATCGAGTTGTTCAGTGGTAAGGCTGAGGTTACGTCTACGACTAACCACAATCACAACTTCAGTATGCCTGCTTTTCGGTGGGCTGAAAATAAGAACTTAGAGGACCAGGACAATACTATTGATATAGAACCAAATGACGTAGATGGAGAGGAACAAGGAAGTTAATGGATATGATGGTATAGAGTTATCTCCTAAGTATACGGAGATTTTGACTACTGACAAGCGTTATGTTATTATTACGGGTGGTCGTGGGTCTGGTAAGTCTTTTGCCATATCCACTTTGGCTGATTTGATGACATATGAGGCTGAGACGAGGATATTATATACGAGGTATACTATGGTGTCTGCTAAGATATCCATTATTCCTGAATTCACTCAGAAGTTGGAATTACTGAAGGTGCGGGATGACTTTGATCCGAGGGATTCGTATATCAAGAATACTCGGAGTGGTTCTGACATTTTATTTAGGGGATTGAAGACATCTTCGGGTAACTTATCTGCGAATATGAAGTCTATATCGGGTGTAAACATCTGGATTTTGGATGAGGCCGAGGAGTTGGTTGACGAGGAGGAATTCGAGAAGATAGATTATTCTATTCGTAAGGACAATGCCAGGAACTTAGTTGTGTTGATATTAAACCCTACTACTATCGACCACTTTATATACAAGCGGTTTTTTAAGAATAGCATGAAATATGTGGATTATGAGGGTGCTAAGATTCCTATATCTACGCATCCCGATGTTTTGCATATACATACTACCTACAGGGATAATGCTGACAACCTATCTGCCTCGTTTTTAAACCAGGCGCAGAGATTGAAGGACGAGAATATAGAGAAATATCACCGTATATTTATGGGATCGTGGTTGGAGACTGCTGAAGGTGCGGTATATAAGAACTGGACGACTGGAGAATTTGACAGATCTTTGCCTTATTGCTATGCTCAGGATTATGGGTACAGTCCTGACCCGTCTGTGATGATTAAAATGGCCGTAGATAGGAAAAACAAGCGGATATATATAAAAGAATGCTTTTATGACACCGAAATGTCCCATGAGGAGATTGTAGATGCCACTGTAAGGCATTTAGACCGGATTAGCGATGTTATAATCACTGAGCATGATAAAAGGATCATACGGGCGTTACAGGACGCAGGATTAAACGTAAAGCAGGCTAAGAAGAGGACTATATTGGAAGGTATTATGAAGATACAGGATTATGAGATTGTCATTGACCCCTTATCTTTCAATGTGATGAGTGAACTGCGGTTATACGAGTGGAATGACAAAAAAGCATCTATTCCTGTAGACAAGCATAATCACGCCATGGATGCCATGAGGTATGGATTCGAGTATTTAGGCAAGGGAAGGTCCAGGCTTGGATTGAAGTTTTATAGATAAAATTTTGCCAATAAATAAAAAAAAATGGCATTTCTGTGAACTTTTTTTTACCCTTATACGTTTAGGGTTGCATAGAGTTTTAATAGGCACTCTTTAAAAAGCCCGATTGTTTGGTAGCCGCAATCATGGAAAATAAGTTAATACGCTACTGTGGATTCTCAAGAGACTGGCAACAGTGGAGGCAATGTCTTACAAGGTGACAACCATCCGACCATCAAGTTTTTTACTTTTTTAAGCCAATAGTCTTGCAGTAATGAGCTATTCAGAGTTGATACTACTAAACCTTTTTTTTTGTTTAGTTAAACTTGGCTGAATATTGAGGAGACGTAACAGAGGTATATTCGAGCGTAACATCGCAAGAGTCTTTGTTAATAGCCCATCTTCAAACTTGATGGGATATAGACCTTGGCGTAGCATTAGGTAAGAACAGTGAAAAAGGTGAAAAAAGTGTAGCCTAAAACAAAACTTTTTTTGGTCATATGGGTAGGATAACAGAGGGAATAGCATATTTTAATAGCAAGGATGAGAACAACAACTCTGTATCCCACAAAGATCAGCTTTTCTCGAGCATAGTAGTTACTCCTGAGATGAGACGTGCCAAGCGTTTATACCTAAAAGAGCTTCGAGAGGAGAATCGCATCGTGGAAAACGATAATTCCACCAATGATTTAAAAGATATTCCATATATTTAGAGTTTTTTTCAATTTTTTTTTGCCTGTATTCTGTTGATTATCAGGCATTAATAGTGTATATAAAAATACTTAGTGTAAAAAATACACTTTTGGGGAACTTTTTTATATATATATACATTGTATATGTTGTATTTGCACTCAAAGGGTTAGCAGTGCGATTAGCTTAATAATTATTAACGTATAAAAAAATATTAAAGATGAGTTTAATATGCGCTTGTGACCCTGGGGATTTTACTGCTGCGTTCCTGAGTAGTGCTGGCTGTGAAGATGTCGGGGTTCCTGTAAAATTAATTCTACAAAAGACCAAAAATGGTTCTTCCTTGAACACTATTACTCCTGCGAATGTCATTTTAGAGGCAACATGGACTGATGGTGCTGGTGCCGGCACTGGATTGCTTGAGGTATCAGATGGAACTACCTGTGTAATTACTCCTATTATTCATGCTGGTGAGATTTCTGGTGGAGAGAAAAGAGAGTATGGTGGTGGAAACGCTACTTTCGGTGGTATTCCTTTGGTTAGGGGTTCTGAATCTATGGACTTCAGTGGTGAGTTGTTGAGGTTGCCACAAGATGTTATTGACACTTTGAAGGGTTTCATGTGTCATGACGGAAACCTTTCTGCTTTTTTCGTTCATGAGAACGGTAATCTTGGAGTTCTTGTTGATGATCTTGCATCACCAACTGCGGTTAGGGGTATTCCTATCCGTTCTTTCTATGTTGGAGATAAGATGTTTGGTCAGAGAGATGGAATTGACAAAAACATGATTTCTTTCAAATTGGAAGAAGGATGGTCTGACCTTTACAAGACTTATACTCCAAGTGATTTTGATGCACTTACTCTACAGAAATACGTAGCATAATATATGGATTACGTAATTTTATACCACAAAAATTTACCTGAAGAAGGCAGGCAGTACTCCAAGGAGAGTGCTGCCATCCTTTTGGGTAAGAATGTTGGATTTTCTGAAGTGCCTTTAAATCAAGATAATGCAGTTAACCGAGAAGAAGATACGAGAGCTGATATCGGGGGCTTCGCAGACGAGGAAGAGTAAATCTCTTCGTGATGCGATTGATCAACACAATCAGCTTTTATTTCATACCGAGAAAGAGTCCAGGAACAGTGCTTACAGGCGTAAGTTCATGGATAAATCTCGTAGTCTATTGTCAAAGGACAATTTTGAGACATTTGAAAAGCTTGTTGGGTTTCCTGTAGATACTGTAGCTACTACTACGGAAATTTATCAGTGTTTAAAGAAGGTATTTGACGGTGTAGACCCTGCGGTAGACTTTGGCTTTAATGATAAAGACAAGGAGGACGATGCGAGGAGATATGCCAAAGAAATGTGGGGCTATCCCAATGGTCTTCGTGGCAGGCTTTATAATACTTTCATGTACGGAATAAACAACGTGTACGTTGTAGATTCTGATGAGGGTGGTAATCCTGTGTTTTATGAAGTTCCTGTTTCTAATATAACTGATTTTGAGGATGACGGTAGAGGTGGTTTTGAATACATCATCTACCAAAAGGGTGATGGGGTTTATTGTGCTATAGATAGCTCTGCATATCATATCTTTAGATTTGAGCAGAACACTATATCTGATTATTCAAGCACTCCCCACAACCTTGGCTCCTGTCCTGCTCGGTGGTTTTGGAGCGTTAAGCAGAGTGATGGGGTGACTGCCAAGTCGCCTTTATCTGCTTATTTAGGCAAGATCGATGACTTACTTTTTGACATTGTATCTTTCAAGTACGCAAAGCTTGGTGCTGGTTACCCTATCCATTGGCTATATGAGGGTTCTTGTGATTACGAGGATGGTTCTCATAAGTGTTCAGGAGGGTATCTTACGCAGAAAAACGAGGGTGCTGTCTTCAGTCCCAGCTCTTCTTCTATTCCTTGCCCTGCTTGTTCTAAGGGTATTGGCGTAGGGACTCTTGTGAAGGCTCCGTTTCCAAATGGTGATGACATTCCTGAGCTAAAGCAGCCTGTAGGTAGGTTGGATGCAGATGTCAAGTCTATTAAGATGCTCAGGGAAGATTTGGAGAAGTTGGAGAGATATATATATGTTGGTATCACTAACGATATATACAATCCTACAGATTACGAGGCCATGAATGAGACTCAAGTCCTTACATTGTTTGATTCTGCTCAACAGACCCTGCTTGACCTACAGAAGCCATTTCAGGATATTGAGGAATGGCTGATGAACATGATGTTCAGGATTAAGTACGGCAAGGACTTCGGGCAGTATACAGTTTCATACGGCACAAAGCACTTTGTGTTCTCAGCAGATGTCCTACTCAGCGCATATAAGAAGGGTGTAGAGGCATCATTGGCTGACACGATACTGGATGCTATATACATGAAGTATTTGGAGTCTCAGTACAGGGAAAATCCTGGAGGCTACAGAAGGGCGAGAATAATGTTTGAGATAGAGCCATTTAGGCATCTAACAAGAGGAAGCGTTATGAGTCTTGTGTCTCAAGGAATAGCCAATCGCCAGGAAGCTTATTTAAAGCTTAATTTCTCTTATATGATTTCTTTATTTGAGAGGAAGCACAAAAGTTTAAAGGAGTTTGGTTTGGCTGCTGATAGTTTGGAAGATGTTATCGATAAGATAAATGACTTCCTTTATAAGCAGGTAGAACTAAAAGTCCCTACTATTACTAATAAAAACGATAAAGATGAGTGAATCAAAAAAGTCGACAACCGTTAAGTCTGCTCCAAAGGTAAAGGCAGAGGTTAAGGTTAGCGCACCGAAGTATGCTAAAGATATAGGCGTACTGAAACTAAGAAAAGTAGGTGTAGATGCCATTACTGGAAAGCCTACGAATAAGCCATTTAATTGCACATACAACACACGAGAGTGGAACAATCTTTTTAAGATTGCGAGTCCCACTATCAGAGGTGGTGAAGTTATTATCATCTTCGGGAACTGCATTGTTCTTGAGGAGATACAAACTCCTGAGGGAGCGAAGTCTATTGCTGAATTTGCCAAAGAAGTAGAGGCTAAGTACAGCGACAAGGCGTAACAATCGATTATTTAACTAAAGGGGATATATGTTAAGATTTGATTTATTAAGGGGTCAAGAGGCACTTAACGAAGTGTCGGACGATGCACTGAAACTGATATCTGAACTTTCTGAGAGAGATGAGAGCGCAGTTATTGGTGCAAGAATTAAGCAGATTTATAACGACTTAGATGCGGATATAGAAGCTGCTACTGGGATCAAAAAAGATCCGGACGTAAAAACTTACGATTACATGAAGTCTGCTCTTTCTTCGTTGAAAGATGCCCGAGACGCTGCGAATGGAACTATATCGAGTTTGCAGTCTGAGGTTGAGGTTTTAAAAGGAAATAGCGACAACAAAGACTTGCACGCAGAGGCCGACAAGTATAAGAGCCAAGTAAAATCTCTTCAGGAGCAATTACAGAAGGTATCTGAGGCTAACAATGCGGCCATTGAGCAGATTAAAAGTCAGGCTCAGCAGGACATCATGGATACTCTCATTGATGCTGAGGTATCTAAGATACAGTTTCCTGATGAGTACAGTGACTTCATGAGGGAGGCGGCCATAGACAAGGCTAAATCTAAGTTGCGGGAAATTGGCTCTATGTCTATTAGAGATGTAGATGGAAAGAAGACTGTTGTTTTCTTAGATGAGAACGACTTGCCGATTGCAAGTAAGGCTGATTTCCGTAAGCCACAGACTGTTACAGAGGCGTTTTCTGACATTGTCGGGGAGTTGCCTGGAGTGACTGGTTCTGTTGGAACAGGAGGCAGAACGCAACCATCGAAAGCGGTGAGTAATAGTTTTGCTAACCAAAGAGAAGCTACTGAGGCTATTCGTAGTGAGTTACTCGACCAAGGTTTTGTTCGGGACACTATGGAGTTTCAGGAAGCTCAAGATAAGCTATATGCGGAATATGGAGTTTCAAAGCTCCCGTTCTAATTAAGATTATATTTATTTGTGGTGTGAAGGGAATGCACCTTATTATCTAATTTTTTAAATTAACATTTACAATGAGTATTGTACTTACAAGATTGCTAGAATATCGTGCAGCCTCACCAGAAGCGAGTAAATATACCACTCGAACAACGAGAGCTGGGGCTTTCGATTGCTATGCTTTAGGAAACTCTGAGCTTGGCTCTATTGTGACGCAAGATATGCTTGACGAAGCAGCCGCATCAGCTGGTAGAGACATTAAGATTCCTGTATTTGATTCTGAGTCTATCAGTATCACTTCAGGTTCTCGACCTGTGTCTATTTCAGATTCTGAAAACACGACTGCTTTGATGGCTGTAACTAAGAATGTTTATTCTTGGGGATTCACAATGACACCTGCTCAGTACATGAACAACGAAATCAAGTATCGTCAGGATTGGCAAAGAAAGTTCAAGAAGTATCTTGACGCTCTTATCGTCCAACTTGAGACTGATGCTTTGACTGAGTTGAACACGAACAAGAACCAGCCTTACAGCGAACTTCTTGTTCATACTGAAGTGTCTGACACTATCACGTGTACAGACGCTAACAAGGACAGGCTTCTTGGTGACCTTAGTGTTATCATGAATGCTCACGACTTCTATTCTGACAAGCTAAGAATTGTTGGTAATGCAGGAGTTCAGGGCTTCATCAGACAACAAGAGAAGTTTGGTCAGTTAAACCAAGAGAACAAGACTCTTGAATATCTTGACAAAACATTGCACTTCACCAATCAGCTTTCAAATGCTGTAGGCTATCAAGCTACTGGTTATGCAATTAACCCAGGATCTCTTGGTCTATTGTTCACTCATGAGCCTGATTCTATCATGAGAACTCGACTTGGAGACAGCACGGAATTTGATACTGCTATGGTTCCTGTTTTGAACATTCCAATGTCAACTTACTACTATGAAAGCAGAGAAGATCAGTCTGCTATTGCAGGTGCTGCTTCTGCACACTTGACAAGAGCTGGAGTTGAAAACTTTGGTTTCTCAGTTGAGATTGCTTTCATTACTGCGTACAATGATGACTTGGTAAACAACGCAAGTCCAATCATGAAATTCCAGGTTGCTGATCCTGCGTAATCGACTACTAATGTTTATCATTGAGTAATAGAATTTTGTGTGTGTAAAGTCGGGGAGGGGTTATTATTTTTTAGCTCCTCCCTTTTTTAATAAAATGAGAAATGAAGATTGATTACGATTTAATAAAAGCAGCTTTTTTGCCGATGGTTGGTTGGAGACAGCCACTTGATCCATCAAAAACAAAGCTTGTTGACCTTTACACGTCTACTACGGGTCGCTATTACAATGACGTGCATCCGTCAATGAAGTTTAATCAGTTGTCTTCTTTGTGTGAAGATGACACTAACTATACATATCCTGCCTACGATGCAGGAACAGAGTATAGTTTTGGAGATGTAGTTGAAGACAGTGGCACAAATTATATTTATTTTAATCAAACTGCAAGCACTGGAAATACTCCAAGTTCTTCTCCTACTTATTGGAGGGAATATGAGATATTAACAGAGACATTGAGGCGTGAGACGGAGGCAGGAATCTCGAATACTATATGGGATTGGTATACGAGAAAGAGTAAGTTAAAGACGGCAAAGGATGTATTAGCGAATAGTTACTTAGTAAAGACCACTGGTAACATTGCTGACGTAAATGCGAACGAGGGGAAAGTTCGGTTTATGGAGATTACACCTTATCAGTCTTTAGCGATGAAGGTACGGCCTTATAAGATAGGTCTTCAGTTTGAGCAGGCTCAAAGCATAGAGGTGAAGATATTTAAGTCTGGACAGTATTCACCTATACATACGGAGTCTTTTAATTATACTAATGCTAAGTCTATGCAGTGGTTTGATTTGAGTGTGGAATTGGATGCTGGTTTTAGGTATTGGATTGCATATGACGAATCTGCTGTTACTGGTGGTTCAATCAATGGGATGGTTGACCGAGGATATGAATATGACTATATATATGCTCCGCTTGGAGAATATTTTGATGCTGTTGGTGGTTCCCATTCTCAAGGGTTTACAAATTTGTGGGATTTAGATTCCAACGCTTACAACACATACAATAACTATGGAATAAACCTAAAGGTATCTGTAGAGTGTGATTTAACTCAGTTTATTATTGATCAAGCGGATTCTTTTATTCAAGCTATAATGCTTAATGTGGCTATAGGCGTACTTAAGAAATTGGCATTAAATCCTGAAGACAGGGTCAATAGGCATGAGAATGGTGTTGATTTAGCTTGGACTATGAATGAGGTAAATGGTGACCCACGGGGGAACTCTAAGATGGATAGAAGTGTTAATAAGAAGTATGAGGATGCGATAGATTCTATCCAATTTGATAGGAGCAAGATTGACAAAATTTGTCTGCCTTGTTCTAATAGAGGGCTTAAAATTACTGCTCACTAATATGGAAGGCTTAAAAAAGGTTCAGGCTATAGGTAGGGCGTTAGACAGAGTAAGCTCTGAATATAAAGAGATTGTTACTGACAAGCTAATGGAGCAGGCCGATACTATTGTCTCATTAAACACTTCTCAGTTAGATAAGAGTAAGCTATCCACTGGTGTTGATATTAGGTCTTTTGATGTCTATGATCCAACTACTCAAGCTTATGCTGATTATGACGGCATATCTAGACCTAAGACTCCAGGTAGCCCTATTACCTTAAATTGGTTTGGTGATTTCCATGATAGGTTCTTTGTAGAGAGGGATGCAGATGGTGATGGGATTGTCATATCTTCTACTGATTGGAAGACTGACATACTTATGGACAGGTTTACTGATGATATTTTCGGGTTAACCGAAAAGAATATGAATATAATTCGTGGCATAATAAAGCCTCGTATTTTAGAAACAATGAAAAGGATTATACATGGAAGTGCCAACTAAGGTTTCTCCTAAGCTTTTAGATAATGTTTGTGATACGATAGCTTCTACGCTATCTTCGAGGCTTTCATGGCTCAATAATTCTTTTGGGCGATGCGATAAGTTTGTGGAGTATCAAGACGTTGGAAGTGACTTTATATTTCCTGTTATATACACAGGAGGCAGGGATGGTCTTGATTATATAAAGCTATTGCCTGATCAGGATTTGGGCAATTTCTGTTTTATTGATGTGGACGTGGAGCAGTCTATTCCCGAGAACAATATAGGGTCTGTGACTATAGAATCTAAGATAGCCATTATATTTTGGTGGGACTATAGGACTGTATACCCTAATGACTGGCAGAATAGAACGATAGAGAATGTGAAGCATGAAGTATTGACTGCTTTGTCATCGGGAATACCTATCAATGGTAGGGTTATTCCGTATATGCTCAAAGAGAGTGCAAATGAGATGTATAGCACTTTTTCAACAAGGGCTATTGACGCTTATAACTCCAATGAGGGTATGCGTCAGGCTTTAATACGTCCATTCGGTGGATTTAGGTTGGACTGTACTGTTAAGTTCAGTCAGGGTTGTTTATAGACATTTAAAATACACACATGAAGCAAATTATTAACGGTCATGATGTCGAGATCTATGATAGTATTGAAAATGCTCCTATACGGAGGTTTTTTTCTTTCACTCGGTATGTTATTATTGACTCGGGTATCGGAAGCGATCCAAGTTCAATTAATAATCATTTCTCGCATTTATCTCGGCTTATAAGGAAAGGTCAGAAGGACGATGCTCTAATGGAGCTTTTTAATACTTCTGAGGCTTTCAGGTTTATGATGGAGGGTTTTAATTTGAAGGGCAAAGCGGTTTACTGTATGGTAAAATCAATTGACGGCAAGGTATACCCTAATCATCTTAGTGATTCGGATATTGAAGAGATTGAAAAAAGGTTAGAAAGCTTTCATATTTCATATGCCTGGGTATTGGATAAATTTGAAACATTAAAAAAAAAAATCGACAGCGATTTCGAAGTTTATTTCCCAGGTGGTTCAGTGGGCCAAAGGGTTCAGAAAAGGGTAGACCAAAAGAGAAAGCTTAATTTTGTTTTAGATTCCGTTATTAATGAAGCTCCAGAAGAAGAATATACTGACGGGATTATAGAAATTAGTGATGATTTATTCTCTGGTTATAAGCCAAATGTAATGGGTGGTGAAAATGGAAAAGAGGCTGCATTTGTAAGGTCTTGTGAGGAAGCAATGGCATCTTTGTCGAAGTACATGGGGATGGACATGAATAATTCTACTACCCTACAGTTTTATCAGGCTAAGGAATTAGCTGAAAAATTAAACAAAAACAAATAAGTCACGAAATATGAGTGGAAAGATAAAAATAGATGACTTTTTTGAGTCGGGGTATGAGGCAAGGCTCCAAGCCATAACTGATGCATGGCAAAGTTTGGCCAATATACTTGGTAGTTCTCTTGACGAGATAAAGAATGTTGCGGAGGCCATGAAGGCTCAGTCTAAATCTACAGATAAAAGCTCAAAAACCCTTTCTGAGCAAGAAAAACTCGCTAAGAGGCTTAGGAATTCTCAAGAAGCCCTATGGCAAAGTCTTACAAGTATAAATCAAGAAATTAGGCAGAACACAAAGGCAGCAAGGGACAATAATAGGCAGACAGACCTTAACATAAAGTTAAATAATTCTCTTGACGGTTCTTACAATAGGATATCCGCACAGCTTTCACTCAATAAGATAAGGATAAAAGAACTTGGAGCTGCTTTGGGTGCTAATGGTGCTGAGTTTAAGAAGTTAGCCAAAGAGATTGATATTGCCGAGCAACAATTAAAGCAAATGGACAAGATGATGAATGTCCACAAGCGTAATGTTGGTAATTATAGTTCTGGATTAAAGGGGGCTATTGGTGTTGTTAAACGTTTTGCTGCGACTTACCTGGGTTTCGAGGCTATGCGTTCTGCGATTAGGACTACCAAAGACTTGACTGTTCAGACGGATTCCTTGAGGCTTGCATACAGTAAGATTATACCCGATTCTGAAAAGCTTGCAAAGACCAACCAATTCCTTAGACAAACTGCCGAGAACTATGGTATAGATTTAAACAGTCTTCGTAAGAATTACTTACGTTTTACGGCAGCATCTAAGTCTTCTAATTTGACGATGCAAGAGTCTCAAGCCATTTTTAATAGTGTGGCCAAGGCAGGCTCTGTAATGGGCTTAGAGGCCATTAGAATGGACAGAGCGTTCAATGCATTGGAACAAATGCTATCGAAAGGAAAGGTAAGTTCTGAGGAATTGAGGCAGCAATTGGGTGATTCATTGCCAGGCTCTATGGAGATAATGGCTGATGCTTTAGATGTTACAACTCTTGAGCTATCTAAGATGCTTGAAGAGGGTAAGGTACTTTCTGATGAGGCACTCCCTAAGTTCGCTAAGCAGTTGGAGATTACTTATGGTATACAGAATTTGACTAGGGTGGAGAACCTTGCTGCTTCTCAAGGTAGGCTTAAGACTGCCGTTATAGAGCTTGTAGATGCGATGGAGACCACTGGAACATTCAGGGATTTCTATACCGCTATGGCTGATGGCGTTAAGTTCATAGCGAGGAATGTAGATGCTATAAAGAATTTAATTAAAGCTATTACAGCTTTAGGCATTGCTTATGCTGGGCTTAATTTTGGGGCTTTTATTTCATCTATTAGGTTGACCAGAATTGGGATGCTTAGGCTTGTGGCCACCATTAAGGGGGCAGTAGTTGCCACAAAAGCTTGGAATCTTGCATTGCGATTAAACCCATTGGGAGCGTTAATAACAGCGATAACTACAGCTATTGGTCTTTTTGTTCTATTCAACAAAAGGACTACGGAGTCTAAGGTGATTCTTGGGAAATTGACTGAGATGCAGTTTGAGCTGAACGAAGAAATACGAGAGGCTATAGAGAAAAATAGTGAACTTGAAGAGTCGAAAAGGAAAAGCGTAAAAGCTATTAAGGATGAGATAACTCAAAAGAAAGTTTTGAATTGGGAAGAAGAATATGGGTTAGAGTTAAAGCGTGAGCAGATAAAGCTGGAAGCCTTTTATCAGGAATTAAATAAAGGGTTTTATGGTGATAAACATAATCAGGGTATTATACTAAATCAGATAGAACAGAGCAGGAAAAGAGTTAGGTTTTTAAAGGAACAATTAAATTTTGCAAAGTTATTAACTCCAGCTATAAATAAAGCAATTTCTGCTACTATCAAGTTGTTTGCGCCAGCAGGATTTGCCAAGCCTTTATTTACTTTTACACCGAAAGTTACTGGCGATGGCGGTGGCGATGGCGATGGCGATGATCCGTTCGGAGAAAGAGAAAGGAGTATTAATGCGATGCGAGAGGGCTTATTGAAGGAGTTGGCATTATTGAAACTAAATCACGATAAAGAAGATGCCGAATTAGAGAAGCATGGGGACGATGTTACTAAAAATGATGCAAAGCACTTTGATGAGAGACTTGCGTTGCTTTATAGTTATTATAGCGATAAAAAGAAGGCTGAAGAGGAGGATAAAAAACGACTTGCTGCTGGTCAGAAATGGTTACAAGATATGTGGATCAAGGAGTTTAAGATAAAACAACAGATAGCAATAGAGGAGGGAAGATTAAAAGGAGCTACTGAGATTGATGAGGAGTTCATGGAGAGGAAGAGGAAGATTGACTTACTGAAGTATGAACTAAGCATCCGTACTGACCTTACTGATTCTGAGCGAAAACTCATGGAACTTCAGAAGCAAAACTTGGAAAATTGGTAC